AGGCTAGGGGGCAGTTCCCGAATAATCCACGGTGCTGGTCGAGTCTGCAAGCATAGGGGTTCAGCTAACGCTGACATGCAGATGCCGTTAGGCGGTGAAACCAAACTCCTCCGTACTCCATGCGTGGGGTAGGGGGGTCTTTGGGTGAAATATAAGCACAAGCCCCGACAGGGGCGTTAAGGAGAGGATATGAATACAGAGGCAAGGATCAAGGCATTAAAAGCAGGGATACAGGCTGAACTAGACCGAACCGCAGACAAGGATGTTTTCAACAGTAATCCACAACGCAGAATGGAACTGGAGATTGCATTGTTGGAGCAAGGATGTCAGGTTGATCAGGACGAGCATGGCTTGCTAGTTAACCGAAGGTACATCGTGGCGGTGTCAAAGAATAAATGGTGTGTCAAGGGCAACTACGTATGGTATTACTACAAGGACATACCAACGTTTGTAAAAAAATATATCAGGAGAGAGCATGAAACAAGATGAAATTCTAGAGGCGTTGCACAAGGTGGTGCAAGAGAACAAGCATTACACGACGTGGACTGTATCAACGCCACATTTAGTGGCTTTGGTCAACTTAGCCATTGACCAAGAGCGTGAGGAATGTGCAATGGTGTGTGAAGCAAGAGCGCGGGATGATGGTGTCTCTAACCATAGGCGTGTTGATGCGGCAATCCTTGCAGAGCGCATCCGAGCAAGGGGACAAGCATGAAACGGATTGACTATTTTTGGCCTAAAACAACAGTTCAAATTACAACAATTATTTTTGTTGTGCAACTCCTTACCGAATTTGTTGGCAACAGAAAGCAGGGATATGAATGGGTGTTACCAATGTGTGGCATTGTGTGGTTGTTGTCTTGTATCTGGGTTTTTTATGCCGTTGTAATTAACGCCATCCGAGCAAGGGGACAAGCATGAAAGAAGAATGGCTATTTCCAAACGCAATTATCCCTGTGAATTTGGAAACAACTCAGGCGCTTGTGGTTGAAATTAAGAGACTGATTGACGTTGTTGGCGGCATGGCCTTGGAATGTCCAAACTGTGAGTACCACAGGAAACGAGCACAACTGTGGCGTGATGAAGCCTACAAACAAGCAGGGCATCCGTTGCCTGATCGTGAGTGGGTAGGGCTGACGGAGGATGAGGTGTTTGCACTCAGCAACACAATGCCCTACGCAGATCGTTTTGAATTTGCTAAAGCCATTGAAGACAAACTCAAGGAACGCAACACATGAAGCAACGTGTTTACACGATAGGCGTAGGTGATCAGGTCAGACTGATCCGTGCATCCAACCGCAGACAAGCGATAGCGCATGTGTCATTAGGGATTATCACAATACGAGTTGCCACACAAGAAGATATTATTGATCAACTAGACAAAGGAATACCTATCGAGAACTACACGCCGCCTGAACAAATCGAATTAGAACTTTAATTTTCAACTGGAGAGAAAAATGGATCTTGCACAACTGCGGTCTAATTGGGAACATGCAAAACAAAATGACGGAGGCCACTGCCCTGTCTGCGATCGGTGGGGAAAGATATACCCACGTGGTATCAACCGAACCATGGCAAGGTCGTTGATATGGCTTGCCGCTAAGAGCGAAGCCGGTAACTGGGTAGACGTACCCAACACCGCACCCGCATGGGTGCTACGTTCCAATCAACTACCCACGCTTAGATGGTGGGACTTGGTGGAGCGCAATGACACAGAGAAAAGCTCAGACAACAAACACTCAGGTATGTGGAGAGCAACTGAATACGGAAAACAGTTTGCGGCTAATAAAATATCAGCCCCAAGCAAGGTGTTTACATACAATGGTGATGTAGTCGCACAAAGCACCACAATTTGCAACATCATGTCTTGCTTTGAGACTCAATTTGACTACCAAGAGGTTTTCAACTCATTTCGTTATTACGACACCAAGTAAGGATCACCATGCCACGCAATTACAAACAAGAATATGCAAACTACGACGGCACTGAGGCCGTTAAAAAGAAACGAGCGCAGAGAAACAAAGCACGCAGAATGCTTGAAGCAAAAGGCGTAGTGCATAAGGGAGATGGCAAAGACGTTGACCACAAAAAACCTTTGAGCAAGGGTGGGACAACGGTCATCAGCAACTTACGAGCGAAACCGGCTGCGGCCAATCGTTCGTTTAAACGTAACCCAGACGGCAGCATGAAATGAACCATCGCATCGCTGAGTTCGTCAGTGAGTTCAGCTTCAACGAGTCAACGAGGGTAGCTTGCCCTTACTGCTCGACAGAACGCAAGAAGGCTAATTCAAAGGACATGACCCTAACCCGCAAAGAAGACGGGGCGGTCGTGTTTCACTGCCATCATTGCCAGACAAGCGGCTCAGTACAACCACAACAGGAGAGAAAATTGTCAGCAGTTCCCAACCCAACGATTGTTTCAAACAAACTAGAGCGTTTACACTACGACTGGTTACAGCAGCGGGGCATTTCACAGCAGACAGCAGACAAGATGAAGCTGTTTGCATCAGAGAAGTATTTTGGTAAGTTAGGTCGAAGCGCAGATGCCATTGGCTTTCCTTACTTCCGCAACGGTGCATTGGTCGCGGCCAAGTACCGATCATTCCCCGACAAAGACTTTACCCAAGACTCAGGCGGTGCTCATGACTTCTTTGGCATTGATATGGTCAAGAAGGGTGAGCCTCTGATCATCGTAGAGGGAGAGATAGACTGCTTGACCCTGCTCGAACTAGGCATAGAGAACGTCGTTAGCGTCCCAAGCGGAGCGCCCATCAAGGTGGCCGACGGCAAGGTACTACCCTCCGAGGATAAGAAGTTTGCCTATGTATGGAACGCAAGAGAGATCATCGATGCCGCACCCTACGTTGTTTTGGCAACTGACCAAGACAATGCGGGTCAGGCATTGGCTGAGGAACTTGCCCGAAGGATCGGCAAAGAGAAATGCAGGCTGGCCAAGTTTGCCAAGAAGGATTTAAACGAGGTACATCTTGACGACCCTGCTCGGACGGGTGAGGTGTTTAAAGTCATTGACTCTGCCGCAGCGTATCCCATCTCAGGAATCAGCGACGCTGGGACATACTTTGATCGTTTAAACGACTTGTATACGAAGGGAACGGGCAAGGGGTTCTCAACAGGTTACTCATCAGTCGATAGCGTTTACACAGTTGCACCAGCACAACTCACAGTTGTAACTGGCTACCCCTCCTCAGGCAAGTCCAACTTCATAGATCAGATCATGGTCAACCTTGCACGTGATCATCAATGGAAGTTCGCAGTATGTTCATTTGAGAATCAGCCTGAGATCCATATCAGTAGGCTCATGGAGATCTACACCAAGCGTAGGTTCTTTGAGGGCAAAGACAGGATGACGGAACAGGACAAAGACATAGCGTTTAAATTCGTTAAGGATCATTTCCTGTTCATCGACACCAATGGCGAAGAGCCATCTACTTTGGACTCAATCTTGGAGCGGGCACGTGCCGCAGTTAAACGCATGGGCGTGAGAGGGTTAGTCATTGACCCGTATAACTATATAGAGTTACCCAAGGGCGACGGCACAGAGACTGCGGCCATCAGCGATATGCTGACGAGGGTTCAGAAGTTCTGTAAGGCTCATGACGTACACACTTGGTTCATTGCTCACCCATCTAAGGTGACCCGTCACGGAATGGAGCAACCTCGGCCTGACGGAATGTCCATCGCGGGATCGATGGCGTGGTGGGCAAAGACTGACTGCGGGATTACAGTCCACAGGAAAGAGCATCACGTGGAAATTGCAGTGTGGAAGTGCCGTTATCGATGGGTCGGCACACAAGGCGAAACAACAATGCTTTACAACAAAACGGCAGGAACATACTCGGAGAACCTCGATGCCTTCTAATCGTTTAAACAGTGACCAGATTGCAGGTAGCTCATCTGGTGAGCTAGGTAGCTCAGAGCGTTTAAACGCACCTGAAACGCCCGCTGGATTACCTGAAGAGCGTTTAAACACCAACAGCACGAGCGTAAATAATTTTACCCAACAGCAGGAAGATTGTTTAAACAATGACATACGGGAGCATCTCAACGATATGTTCGAGGGCTTGCTCTTTTTATCAGAGCGAGAGTTCGATGAGGCTATCTTGGGAGTTGCAGAGCGAATCGGAATGAGTCCAATCGTTGCCTATGACACGGCCAAGATCATTGACATTCTGTGCGAGAGGGACGGCATGGAGGGTGACGAGGCCGCAGAGTTCTTTGAGTTCAACATCGCGGGGGCTTATGTGGGCGATCGCACCCCAATATTTATCGCCCAAATCCATAGCATTTTGTAAAAGAAAAGGGGGCTAAGTGCCCCCTGTTTAAACGCAATGCTGGCAGCAACTCGCTGCGCGTGCTGCAATCATCTGTTTAAACGTGCATAAAATGCTGCACGCATAATCGAATCGTATTGTCCACAGTAGCGGGGCACTCGATGTTGTCCCATCTTATAAACTCGGAAACTTTTAGGCGGGGCATACGTGATGTAGGCCTCGCCAATATCTATGAAGCGTTCATGATTCATAAGATCTATTATGTTTCCGTGTTTGTAAGCGGCTTTGAGAAAATCGGGTGCGTGATGGGTGATTGCCTTGACCTTGAACATCAATGCACTTCCCCTGAGTTGGGACGCATCATGCGCTCCATTTCATAGGTAACACCCACCACCTCCAACATATCCTCTTTTGAGACATTATTCGTCACGGCCAAGGCCATTGCGGCTTTGATAAGTAGCCCCAGTGTCTCCTGTCCATCAACATCATTGCCCCCGATCCAATCTATCAGCCCCGCATAGGCCTTGTAGATGCGCTCAAAGTCTTGGTCTTTTGGGGTTCTAATCTTCATGGCTTTTCTCCATGTAAGCCACCAAGGCCATGGCCTCAGCGTTGCCGTGCATCTTCTGAATGATTTCATACATCTGCGGGGCGATCGCTATCAGTCGGGCATTCGCCCTTTGAGTTGCTATAGGTGTGCCCTTGCTGAAGCAGTCGGCCACGATCGGAATGCCATGGTCGCCCTCATATCCCCAAACTGAGTTACTGGTCTTGAGGCCTCGACGGCCAACAGTCCAAGGGTGCGATGTAATATGTTTAAACATCATGGCCTCCAGTAGAACAGGTCAAGCATCAAAACAACAATGCTGATCAGGAGCACAACACGCTCCAATTTTTGCCAAGGGGTGAAATTCATGATTGCTCTCCTGCTTTGTTTAAACGCACTACGCGCAGAACATCTTTTGCAAACTGCACGTCAAGGTGTACGTGCTCGATCCAAGAGCCGTCTTCGATGTATCGATCGGCTGACTCGGCTAGGTTTTTGAGTGCGGTCGTAAGGTAGACCACCCTTTCGCGGTCAGTCATGATCAGCCCCCTCAAGATATAGGCCATCAATGTCGCCTAGATACCCATCACAGGCATGATCTTCGTCATTGGGGCAGTTACCCTCACAGTACAGGCAAGGCGGCTTATCGGCCTCATAAACCGAGTCGATAGCCCAGTCACCCCCCACGCCTTGGTCTACAGGGATGAATGCACCCCCATCCATGGCCTTGGCAATGTCATAGGCTTGGTCTGCATTCTCAGCCTCTACGTGCTCAAAAAAGTACGTGGTCAGCGAGGCAATTACTTTGTAGGTTTTCATGTCCATTGCTCCACGTCAGTTACGGTTAATTCAGTTACAAGCATGCCCTGTACCTCTATTTTGTCGAGGGCTGAGGCTTCGGCCTCTTCCCTACTGGCGGCATCAATAACCACGTCCACGTAGCCTTCAACGGCCACTGACACGGTGTAAGTCTTGAGGCGCGGTCGTGCACTTTGCTTGCGCTCATTGGCAACCCAAAGCGCAGAATAATGATTGTCTAATCCGTCCATGGTTTTCCCCTATGTTTAAACGTCAATGATCTTTGACTCATCTTGACCAAAGGAATACTCTTCGTCACGCATGTCGTTGTCGTGCTCTTCCCTCAAGTCTTCCAACTCCCGAAAGTAGGCTTGCAACTCGTCATACAAGTACTCAGGCAGATGCGAGGCCAAGCCCTCGGTTTTGCCATCGCTCCATGTTGCAGATAATTTAAAAGATGTAATTGTTTGTTTGATACTCATGGTTTCTCTCCTAGTGTTTAAATGATTAGTCTTGCGCGGGTTGGAACGTGGGGGTTGTATACCCACCACCGTTTTTAGCGCGGAGGTCTTTGAGGGGCACGTAGTACTCATGCACCACGTCACCCGCTTTGTTGTACACAAACAGGCTCAATGTTGCGTTTTCCATGCTTGAGTCAATAAATGCCTCAACGTAGCCATTGTTTTTGCCGATGTTGATCACGGCAGAGTTAGTGAAGTTGTCCAGTGTGTCCACTGTTAATTTGATGTTGCTCATGGTTTTCTCTCCTAGTGTTTAAACGCTTCTCTTAACTACGGTCATCGAGGGGTAAGCCCCCCTCAGGCGGCAAGCTTCAGCTTGGTGAATGTGACTTGGCCGAGGTCATCGAGCGAGTCGATCTGCACGTTGTTGGGGTAGACATGCGACACGTCAGCATTGATGCCGATGCCGATCGTTGTCACCCCTAGGCGGGCGGCTGAGGCCACTTGTGCCTTGGCCTGTGCAATGTCGCCTTGGCCGTCAGTCAGCACAAAGCAGAGCCGCCTCTGCTCAGGCCGCCTGTAGAGCATGTTGTGCACGTGCGCGAGGGCGGTCGCGTCATCTGAGCCGCCCATGCCATCGATGGACTCCAAGAGGGTAATGGCCTTTTTATGGTTCATGTTCCAAGGCTTGAGCACTGAGGTGTAATCGTCGAACGTCACAAGGGCAGTCGCCACTTGAGCCGCGCTCAGGGTTTCAAGCAGAGCCGCGCAAGTAGGGGCGGCTGATGCCATGCGGGTTGTGCGTGGTGCACCCGCCCTGACTCTGATGCCGTCATACATCGAGCCTGACACGTCAAGCAGAATGACCACGGCAGAGTCGATGCCCTCTTCCTCATATCTGCGCTGAAACAAATTGGGGGTGATCGAGTGCTTGGTTAGTGCCCTGACGTTTAAACGGCCTGACTTGAGGTTGCGCTCGAATGATTCGGTCGCGGTGTTTTCAAACAAGCGTTTGACCTCATAACGTAATTTGGCGGGGATCATGATCAGCCTTTCAAGTTAAATTTAGGGGAGTCGCCCACGTGGTACGCATCACGTGCCAAGCGAAATTGTGCAGAGTAAGTGCCTGTGGACTCAGTGCCTTTAGGGGCGCGATTCTGAGGCTCTACAGGGGCGGCAGTGACGCGAACTGGGGGACGTGCTACCCCACCCCCGCCATCGCCTTGATCGTCGCCCTCAGCCTCGCCTTGGCCGTCTCCTGAGCCTTCGCCCTCGCCCTCGGCATCGCCCTTACCCTTGTCGCCTTGGCCTTGGTCGTCGCCATCGCCTTGGCCATCTTCGCCATCGCCATCACCAGTGCCGCCTTCGTCTTCGCCCTCTTCGCCCTCTACAGGCTCGCCATCATCGCAAGGCTGACCTACGTCTTTGCCCTTAGGCTTGTCAGTGGGGCGGCCACGTGGGGGCGGCTCAGGGTTTACAGGCGGCTGAGGGGGCGGCTCTTGGTCAAGCATGTTTAAACGCTCATACACCCATACTGCCACGGCCAAGGTATCGGTTGAACTGGAGCACAGGGCGGTGCGTCGAACGGCCTCATCAAAGATAGGCTTTAAGCCCTTGGCAACAGGCACTTTGATCGTCGCGTGGGGACGTGCATACACTGCAAGCACAAAGGGATATTGCGCGGGATCTGACCAGTCGATTTTGTTGCCATCGCTTTGAACGTGGTCAAGGGCTTGCGTTGTCATGTCATCGATCAGAGTGCCTAGCAATTCTGCGATGTTGCCTGTAAGGTTGGCCTTGATGGCCTTGGACTCGATCCAAGCATCTTCGATCGCGTTGTGCAGTGCATCGATGTACTGAGTCGCGCCACGCACGTTGAAGTTGGTGTACTTGCGATGCAATAACTCATGCACGACAAAGCCCACGTATTTGGCCAAGTCTTTGCGAGTGAGCACGGCATCATCGCGCACGTTGGCCAAGCGGATCTTGCCCTTGGAACTGATCGCGGCAGTTTGAATGCCATCAGTCCATTCGATGGTCACCTCAGGCAGTTGCAGAGCGGCACAAACCTTGTGCGCGAACAGTGCAACGGCGGGGCGGAATTCCCAACCAAAATAAGTGTTCTTCATGTTTAAACGTCCTATTAAATTAAAGTACTGATCAACTTGGAATCGATGCATGAAAGCTTGATCGACTCAAGTACTGGTGCGCTCTCAGAGGGCTGACGTGCGGCAATGGTTGTCTTCCAAGCCTCATCTACAGTCATGACCTTGACGGCTCGAATAAAGGCCATCACAGAGCGAATAGAGGGGGCTTCGACAATGTCGCCTGTCTTCGCCTTAGACCTCGCCACATTGATGGCCTTGAGCACGTGCTCGGCCAAGCGGGGATCGCACCCAGTGCGGCTGACCACGGCCTTGGTTTCCACGTCAAGCGGCATGAATGTAAAGGTGATCAGGCGGCTGAAGCGATCGAGGGTTGCTGAGTTCATGGGGGTTGTGCCTGAGTAACGGCCTGTCTCATCGCCATTACCTAGGGTATTGTCAGCCCCGAAAATCATTACACCCTGTGCCTTGCGGTGAGTCATGCCGCCATAGTTCACCACGGCATCTGCTTCTAAAAAACCGTTCAATGGGGCAAGGTTTCCCGCCTTGGCGAATGAAATTTCATCGAGCAGAATTACAGTCGCGGGGCTGACGTAGGCCTGTAAAAAGTCACCACGTTTAAACACGCTCGAACCATTTTCCAAGGCCTGTGCTCCCGCGTAGTCATCTGCGGTTGTTTGTGCGTTGAAGTTGTAACGCATGTAAGGGCGGCCTGTTTTTGCCGCAAATTGGCTTGCAGTTTGTGACTTGCCTGTGCCCTTGTCCCCGCCCATGAAAGTGTTTTCGCCTGTATCTTGAGACAATAAAATGTGCTTGAGAATGCCCTCAGTCCATACAAAGTGGGGATCTACAGGCGGGGCATCAGGCGCGTTGTAAATGTCAACCATCATGGGATCGCCCTTCATGTCGCGCACGTCAAGGCCAAACACCTCAGCACAGGGCTTGCGATCGATCACGTGGACTGCTGACATGGCGGCCACTACGGCCTGTGAACCAGTGGCTTGCACGGCCTCATTAAAGGGCTTGAATGCATCGGCCACGGCCTTGGTCACTTGCGCTTGGATCGAGGCGGCATCGATGCCCTTAGAGGCCTGTTTGCCCATGGCCTTGAGTTCATCGCGCAATTCAATGCAAACGCTCTCAAGGTTGCCCGCCATTGTCTCGGCCTTGATGCCGACTCGGAGGGCATCGAGTGCCACTGTCTCGGCACGTGCGGCCACTTTGCTTGCGGCCTGTACCAGTGCGGGATCAATGCCCTCTGTCGCGGTGATGGCCGTCTCAGGGGCGGCTTGAATCATTTCAAGGGTGATCGAGCCATTGAGCACCATGTCAGCGAGTACTTCCATGGCTTCGGTTTTGTTGGCCATGGGGCGGTTGGCGAATTGGAGCATCGCTCCATTGAGCACGGTGTTTTTGACACGTGCAATTTGCAGTTTGATGTTTTGAGTTGTTGCCATGATTTTCTCTCCGTTTAAACAAGTGCCAAGGTATCGCCACAGGGGCAGATCGGGAGTCGGGGGTTGCCATAAGAATCAAATGCCCACTTGGCCGTCAGGCGAACGGTATAAGCGCATGATGGGCATGAGGCCTTCAACATGCGAGTGCCCTGAGTCTTGCGTGATGACATGTCTAATGCGGCATGAGGGTACTCGCCAAGGCCTTCAATGATTGACCCATAAGCGGCCATGAAAGTGGGTGCACCGATCGTTGCTTTCCAACTGCTAGTGGCGGGGATCAAGAGCATGGCCTCGGCCAATTTTTGGAAGTTCAATCCATGGTTCATGCACCCTTTAGCAGTGTGGCAGAGTTCATGAATGAGCACGTCAAAAACGCGGGCGGGATCGGCCAGAGTGGGACTGATGAAAATTTCATAGTGGCCGTCAGCAGAGCGGGTATCAGCCCAACACTCGCCAATTGCCCCTGAGCGTTTAGCGTTAGAGGGCAGAGCGCATGACACGCGGATAGCAAGCGGCAGTGTGTGGCCGTTGGCTGAGAATGAGGGGCGTAGTTCCTCGACTGCACTTTGCAAGTAGGTTTCTCTCTCAGTATGAATAAGCATTTTCAAGATCCTTTTTAGGCACTACCAAAAGCGGTAGAACCCCGATTTGAACAGATTGATATTGTTTACACAAGCCCCATGATATTTACTTGACTAAAACGTGGGGTTATTGGATCGGCATGGTTTTCTAGGCAATCAATAAAGAAATCAGGCGCGCACGCGTAGCAGGGATCATGCCAACGGTCATTTTTTGGCCTGTTTTTGGCCGTTGTTTAAAAACAACAAAACGTCTAGGTGAGGCGATCGGAGGGGGGGGATAGGGTAGGGTAGCCACTTGAGAAAACGGACGCTCCAAGGGGGCTTAAAATCGATTCTAGAGGCCATAGGGTAAACCCTAATTTTGTGGATAACTACCCCTGTTTTGACCACTTTTTGTGTGGATAACTTTCGGGCTGGTGTGGATAACGTGGGTAAACCCTAATTGCACCAAAATGAATAACCTGTGGATAAAATGTGTTGTAAAATACGAACAGTTCACGAAGTGGACTAAGTGAGCATTTATTGAACTGGTCAGTCACAAAATGGAGGCGGTGTTTATGAGTAAGACTACAAAGGCTGAGTATCGAGAGGCCTTGGCCGAGGCCGAGGGGCAATGGGAGGATCAGAGCGCAGATCCCATGAGCGAAGCGGAACAGTTGGCTGATGCTCTAGTAAGACAAGCACCTAAGCCAAGGAAAAGAAAAGATGGTCTACCAGTAGCGGGAGAGCACAAAAGAAGCTTGCCGCTTTCACCTTCAGCCATGGGCTTTGTGCAAGGTGTTATCAGAGGGCAATCACTACGTCAAAGCTACAGGGAGGGCTTTAAAAATTCCACTGGATCAGATGCATCTATATCAGCCAATGCAAACAAGCTGATGCGTGATCCAAGGGTTCAACAGTTACTGCAAGAGGCATGGGGCGAGACGATCGAACACTTGGTTGACGATCTAGTGGCATCTAAAAGGTACGTGCTCAAGGGACTGCTTGCACTCAGTAAAAGCGATCAACCAAGCACGCAGATAAAAGCACTGGAACTCATGGGCAAAGCCTGTGGCCTGTTTACACCTAGTGATGTTCAAGACAAAGCACCAGTGACGGCTGACCAGTTGAAGCGTGAACTTGCGGGGCACTTGAAGCTACTCAAGGGGGATCGGTCATCAGTCGAGGACGTGCAAGCCACCGCGTTTAAACAGCGCGTGACGTGATGATGCCCCACCCTTGCGATGTGCGTGTGTGTGCGTCACCCACCGCCCCCGTACCCCCCGCTGTGGCCGCTGACCACCCGCCCGTCTGTTACGCTCTATTCCACTCATCCATACATCTCCCACAGAAACACCCCCCCATGTCTTTCCAATTCCAAACCCCCCCCTATATATATTTTCGTTTAAACACTTGCGAACGTTCTCATTATCGTTTAAACTCACATTGTTGGTGCGAGGGCCGGTTTGATTCCGGTGTGATCTATGCGAATAGTTGGGTTCGACTCCCATGTAGCCAATGGTCTTGGACACGCAGACGTTAAAGCGAGGTGGGCCTAGGTGGAATCCCTAGGGCTAACACACATGAGCACTTGGACGCTAATACGTACGGTGGACTAACTCAGAACCGGGAAGCCATGGAACACGCGGTCGCCATGGTAGGAAGACGAGGAAAGAAGTGCTCAGTTGTATTGGTTTAAACATGACAAAGCATCGGCAGTTAGTACTGGACTTTATACGTGCCTATATAAGGTTGCACGGAGTGCCACCGTCTTATGAAGTTATTGCTAGAGGGCTGGGCTTGAGTTCCAAATCAAATGTCCACAGGATCATTCATCGTCTAAAGGACGATGGCCATCTGACCATCCGGCCTTATAAGTTTCATTCCATTAAGCTTGTGGACAAGTCTGTTAAAGAAATGGCTGCGTTATGAGCTTATTGACTAGAAGCGAGATTGAGGGTTACCTGAAGTTCGCTGACACTGCTCCACCCGCAGAAAGAGCCAAAGTTCAGAAGCTATTGGAATTTGACAGGGTTGAGCGCTGCCGGGAGTCTTACCTGTTCTTTGTCCAGCAGATGTGGCCTATCTTCATCTCCGGCAAACACCACGCCATAATGGCAGATGCCTTTGAAAGGGTCGCTAGGGGCGACCTTAAGAGGTTAATCATTAACATGCCTCCAAGGCATACCAAGTCTGAGTTTGCTTCTTACCTGCTGCCGTCGTGGTTCTTAGGTAAGTTCCCGGAAAAGAAAATCATTCAGACTGCACACACCGCAGAACTGGCTACAGGTTTTGGACGAAAGGTAAGGAATCTTGTCTCTTCAGAGAACTATCAAAAGGTATTTGATACAAAGCTATCAAGTGATTCAAAGGCCGCAGGTCGCTGGAACACTCATATGGGTGGCGATTACTTCGCTATCGGTGTTGGCGGCGCTGTTACAGGTAAGGGCGCTGATCTCTTAATCATTGACGACCCTCATTCGGAGCAGGAAGCCAAGCAAGGCAACCCTGCGGTGTTTGATAATGTCTATGAGTGGTTTACATCTGGCCCGCGCCAACGTTTACAGCCGGGCGGAGCCATCATCATTGTAATGACAAGGTGGTCGAAACGTGACTTAACAGGCCAAATTCTCAAAAACGCAGGAAAAGATGGCGTAGATCAGTGGGAAATCATTGATTTTCCGGCAATCATGCCCTCTGGAACCCCGTTATGGCCCGGATTTTGGTCTAAAGAGGCTCTAGAAGCCCTCAAAGCAGAGCTTCCAGTCGCTAAATGGGAGGCTCAGTACCAACAAAACCCCACATCTGAAGAAGGCGCGATCATTAAGCGGGAACAATGGTCGATCTGGGAGAAAGATACACCCCCGCAGTGTGAGTACATCATCCAATCTTGGGATACGGCCTTTGAAAAGAACAACCGCGCAGATTATTCAGCCTGTACTACATGGGGTGTCTTCCAACACCCCAATAAACAAGGTGATATGCGGCCAAACATCATCCTTTTAGATGCGTTTAAACAAAGGATGGAGTTCCCTGAGCTTAAGAAGCAAGCTTTAGAACTTTGGCAGGAATGGGAGCCTGATACTTTGATCGTGGAGAAAAGGGCAGCCGGTGCGCCATTGATCTATGAGATGCGAAAGATGGGAATCCCTCTGTCTGAGTTTACACCGGGCAAAGGAAACGATAAGATCTCGCGTGTAAACGCAATCTCCGATCTGTTTGCTTCAGGTGTTGTCTGGTGTCCAGAGACTCGTTGGGCTGAAGAAGTGATGGATGAACTGGCTTCCTTCCCCAACGGCGATCATGACGACCTTGTTGACTCTTCAAGCCAAGCTCTGATGAGATTCCGTCAAGGCGGGTTCATTTCCATCGATTCCGATGAGCCAGATGAGCCTGTATATCGCAGACGCATGGAATATTATTAAGGACTCACATGAGTATCGACAAAGCAGTCAACCAAGCCCCTATGGGTCTTTCAGACCTCCTCAATGACATTGGCGTGGACGTTGAATTAGACGAACCCATGGTTGTTGAAGAGGAAAGCGTTGAGATCATCCTAGAGCCGGAATCAGAATATGACAGCGATTTTGATGACAACCTTGCAGAAATCCTTGATGAAGGCGCTCTAGGCAAGATTGCCTCCGAACTCGTAGAACTGGTCGAAGCCGACATTGCCTCCCGTAAAGACTGGGCAGAAAGCTTTGTCAAAGGCTTGGAAGTCCTAGGAGTGAACTATGAAGAGCGCACGGAGCCATGGAATGGAGCCTGCGGTGTTTACTCTACAGTCCTGACAGAGGCTGCGATTCGCTTCCAGTCTGAGTCCATCATGGAAACCTTCCCTGCCGCTGGCCCTGTTAAGACAGAGATCATCGGTGCAATTGATAGACTGAAAGAAGAAGCAGCCGAGCGCGTGCAGGCTGACATGAACTTCAAGCTGACAGAAGAGATGCCTGAGTACCGCCCAGAACATGAGCGGATGCTGTATTCCTTAGGTCTGTCCGGCGCAGCATTCAAGAAAGTTTACTACGACCCAGCCATGGAGCGTCAGGTCGCAGTCTTTATCCCTGCCGAAGACATGATTGTCCCATATGGCGCTTCTAATCTTCAGAACGCAGAACGTGTTACCCATGTAATGCGTAAGACCAAAAATGAAATGCGTCGCCTACAGGTTAGTGGTTTCTACCGAGACATTGACCTAGGTGAACCCGTCCAGCACCTCTCAGACATTGAAAAGAAGAAAGCTGACCAACAGGGTTACAAAGCCACAGACGACGACCGCTTCCAGCTTCTGGAAGTCCACGTATATTGGGACTTAGAAGGGTTTGAAGATGAAGATTCAGACGGAGAAGAGACAGGTATTGGCTTGCCTTATGTTGTCACAATTGATCGTGGAACTAACAAAGTTCTTGCTATACGTCGTAACTGGCTAGAAGACGATGCCAAGAAAACCAAGCGCCAACACTTTGTAGACTACTGCTACATCCCCGGCTTTGGTTTCTATGGAATGGGCCTGATCCACATCATTGGTGGATACGCCCGTGCAGGCACATCCTTGATCCGTCAACTGGTGGACGCAGGTACGTTAGCTAACCTTCCGGGCGGCTTAAAAGCCCGTGGTGCTCGTATCAAAGGTGACGACACCCCCATCCAGCCCGGCGAGTTCAGGGACGTGGACGTACCTAGCGGTGTGATCAAAGATAACATCATGATGCTGCCTTACAAAGAGCCTAGCGGCACTTTATTAACTCTGCTTGATAGGATCACAGAAGAAGGCCGCCGTCTGGGTTCTATCTCAGATATGAAGATCTCTGACATGAGCGCTAACGCGCCCGTCGGTACAACTTTAGCGTTACTTGAGCGAACATTGAAGACCATGGGAGCAGTCCAAGCCCGTGTTCATTATTCAATGAAGCAAGAGTTTAAACTCCTCAAGAGCATCATTCGGGACTATTCCCCCGCTGAGTATGAGTACGACCCACAAGGCAACGACCGCCTTGTTAAACAGTCTGACTACGACCTAGTTGAGGTCATCCCTGTATCGGATCCTAACAGTTCGACAATGGCTCAACGGATCATGCAGTATCAAGCTGTGATTCAGTTGGCTCAGGGTGCTCCCCAGATCTATGACCTGCCATTGCTGCACCGCCAGATGATTGAGGTTCTAGGTGTCAAAAACGCAGAGAAACTGATCCCCGGCGCAGATGATCAAACGCCTAAAGACCCGATCAGCGAGAACATGGCATTCCTTAACGGAAAGCCTACCAAAGCATTCATCTATCAGGATCAGGAAGCCCACATTGCAGCGCACACTGCGTTCATGCAGGATCCAATGATTGCAGCCCAGATCGGCCAGAACCCAATGGCTCAGAAGATCCAAGCTGCAACCATGGCTCACATTGCAGAGCACTTGGCATTTTTGTACCGCAAGAAGGTCGAGGAACAAGTCGGTGTACCGTTACCCGCTCCAGATTCCAAACTGCCAGAAGACATCGAAGTCCAGTTGTCTCGTCTGGTTGCTCAAGGCTCCGCCCAGTTGCTACAGCTTAACCAAGCTAACCAGCAACAACAGCAAGCCCAGCAGCAAGCACAAGATCCGCTTGTCCAGATGCAACAAGCTGAACTCCAGCTTAAGGGTCAGGCAGAGCAGACCAAGGCGCAAAAAATTGCCGCCGACATTGAACTTGGTAAAGCCAAACTCGAACTTGAGAACAAGCGGATCGACACGCAGGCTCAACTCGACATGGCTCGTATGCAAGCTCAGGAAAAACAAAACAACCAAAAGGTGCAAGTTGACCTGTTTAAACGAGGTAGTTAATCATGGACGGAGATCAGGCTTTTAAATATCTTTTATCTGATCTTCGTGAGAAGGAAAAAACCCTTCTCGAAAGTCTTGGAGGCGGGGCAGCTAACGACTACCCAGCCTATCGAGAGATGTGCGGCCAAATTCGAGGTCTACTGTACGCACAGACTTTAATTGTTGACCTTGTTCGAAAACTTGAAAGATATGAAGATGACTGAATACGATGTCAGTGCAGTTGATTTGTCGGGCGTGCTCAACAAATCTAACGAGGAGAAGGCAAAGCAAGTGCCCGATCCCTCAACATATCACCTCCTTTGTATGCTTCCGAGAGCAGAAGAAGAGATGGGTGATAGCGGAATCTTGAAATCCGCAACCATGATGCACCACGAAGAGATTCTTTCTCCCGTGTTATTTGTGGCAAAAATCGGCCCAGATGCGTTTAAAGACGAGAAACGATTCCCGTCAGGAGCGTCATGCAAGGTCGGAGACTTCATCATTACCCGCCCTAACAGCGGTACAAGGATGAAGATTCATGGTACTGAGTGGCGTTTGATCAACGACGACAGCGTAGAAGCGGTAGTCCAAGATCCTCGCGGCATTCAACGTCCTTATTAAGGAGACACCATGGCTGAACCAGAAAAAACAGAATTTGAGTTTCCTGATGAAATTGAGGAAAAACAGACCCGTTTAGGCAGTAAAGTTGTAGAACCTGAGCCTGAAGTCCAAGATGAACCTGAGATAGAGGTGGTCGATGACACACCGGAGGAAGACCGGGGCAGAAAGCCCATGGAAACACCTCCGCAAGAGCCAACAGATGAAGAATTAGCCGCTTATTCTCAAAAAGATCGCAACAAACTTCGTGAATTTACCAAGGGTTATCACGAAGAACGCAGGGCTAAAGAGTCTGCGATACGCGAGAAAGAAGAGGCAATTCGCATTGCTCAAGCAGTTTATGAAGAAAATCAGAAGCTGAAGAACAACGTACACACCAGTCAAAGCGCTCTACTGGAGCAGGCTAAGAGGGTTGTTGCACAAGAGGTCAATGATGCCAAGAGCCGGTACAAAGCAGCATACGAGTCAGGGGACGCAGATGCTTTAGTACAGGCTCAGGAGGACATGACCACCGCCAAGATGAAAGCGGAGCGTGTAAACAATTTTAAACCTGCCCCTTTACAAGAGGAAAAAACTGTTGTACAACCCGAATATCAGCAAGCACCCCGCGTCGATACTAAAGCTGTTGAATGGCAAAAAACCAATAAATGGTTTGGTACTGACAAGGAAATGACCGGATTCGCTCTGGCGGTGCATGAAAAGCTGGTTAACGATGAGGGCATGGATCCTCAGAGTGACGAATACTACAGGCGCATCAACGGTAGATTGCGCCAAGTGTTCCCAGATAAGTTTGAATCTGCGGAACCCGCTGATACGACGCAGCGTAGGAAATCAAACGTTGTTGCTTCTGCGACACGCAGTGTGGCTCCTAAAAAGATCACATTGTCTGCCTCGGAAGTGGCTATTGCCAAGCGGCTAGGCCTTCCTCTGGAACGCTATGCTCGTGAGGTCGCGGTATTAAGAAGGAAAGAAAATGGCTGAACAAATTCGTGAAAAAAGAGCTACAGAGTCCCGTGCAAGTTTTGAGCGTCCTTCGAAATGGATGCCCGCTTCGTTGCTGCCAGATCCCGAACCGGAACCCGGTTGGAGTTTCAGGTGGATTCGCCTTGCTACTTTAAACAATCCTGATCCGTCAAATATTTCCTCCAAAATACGCGAAGGCTGGGAGCCTGTTAAGGCCGCAGATCAACCCAAACTCCAGATGTTGACTAACCCTAACGGGCGTTTTCCTGATGGAATTGAAATTGGTGGACTGTTGCTTTGCAAGACCCCTGCTGAGTTCGTTGATCAGCGGAACGCCCACTTCCAGAAAATCTCTGAAGGGCAGATGCAGTCAGTGGACAATACCTACATGCGCGAGAGCCATCCTAAGATGCCTTTGTTTAAAGAACGAAGCTCTGAGGTAACTTTCGGAAAACGTACTTAATCTTTTTGGAGTCTTAAATGGCATATCCTACAATTGATAAGACGTACGGTTTTAAGCCAGTCAACCGACTGGATGGACTACCCTACGCCGGAGCGATCCGTCAAATCCCTATCGCAGCTTCCTACGCAACAGCGATCCTGAACGGTGATACCGTCAAGGTTGACACTAACGGCTACATTGTGGCTGCTAGTACTACCGACTCAGGTAACATCATTGGTGTGTTGGTTGGTTGTTCTTACATCAACTCTATGAGCCAGCCCACTTATGGTCAGGCATATCCAGCTAGTACTTCAACAACTACAAACTTGGCTTTTGCCTTTGTTGTGGATGATCCTAGTGCGGTGTTCCGTGTTTGCGCTACAGTTGCTGGTTCCACCACTCCTACGGCCTATAGCCGTGCGGTTGTTGGCTCTAACGTAGCTTTGGTTGCTAACGTTGGCTCCACCACCACTGGTGACTCGTATTATGGTATTGACGGTTCTTCCGCCAACACCACAAATACACTTCCCGTTCGTGTTGTTGATGTTGTGCCTGATACTGCAACTGGCCCCGCCAGTGCAACAGCCACGACCTACTACGAGTTCCTCGTTAAATTCAACACGGCTCAGTACAACAGTACTACCGGCATCTAAGGAGTAACTTACCATGGCTATTTCACGCGCACAACTACTTAAAGAGTTGCTCCCCGGTCTGAACGCTTTGTTCGGCATGGAGTACGCCCGTTACGGCGAAGAGCACAAAGAGATCTACGAAACTGAAACATCAGAGCGTAGCTTCGAAGAAGAGACAAAACTGTCTGGTTTCTCTGCTGCACCTGTCAAGAATGAAGGCTCTGCCATTCAGTATGACAATGCACAGGAAGCATGGACTGCTCGTTACAACCACGAAACTATTGCGATGGGCTTTTCCGTCACAGAAGAGGCAGTGGAAGATAACTTGTATGACAGCTTGTCTTCACGTTATACCAAGGCTTTGGCCCGTGGTATGGCTTACACCAAGCAAGTTAAAGCTGCTTATGTGTTGAACAACGCCTTCAC